ATGACTGACACTAAGATCATCTTGCTTGGCAAGGCAGGGGACGAGCACGTAGCCGTGCTCAGGATGGCGAAGAAGGCGCCCAGCACGGCCGAGGGGTACGGCTACCGGTACGCAGCCCTCACCAAGTTCCTGGCTGGCCACCTGCGGCGCGAGCCCGTGACGAGCGACTTCACCGGGGACAACCTTCTCGCGTTCTTCCTGGAGCGGTCTCCCGGATGGCTGGACGGGACATACGAGCAATACCGCCTGGGATACAAGGCCATCGGTGAATGGCTCATGCGCATGTCCTACATCCCCTGGGGTCCGAACCCCGTTGATGTCATCCCCGCGCGGGAGAAATCCAAGAGCGGCACCACACGCAACCGGCGCGTGACTGACGACGAGTTCGCCAAGATCGCCGAAACCGGGCGCAAGAAGCACCCACGCGATTACTACTTGGCATGGTTCATGCGCCTCTCTGAACGGCGCATCTCTGAAGTCACCGGAATGAAGTGGTCAGACATTCTGTGGGACACCAGCGACATCTATTTCGACAACACCAAATCTCGCAAGTGGGGCGAGAAGATGGTACTCAACGACGAGATTCGCGCTCTGCTGGTTGCGTGGAAGGATTACTACCAGAAGGAAACCGGCGTGGAGCCGAAGGCCGATTGGTACGTCTTCCCGGCAACGATGACGGTTGGGCAGGCCCAGAGGGGCCGGCCGCGAGTGAGGAGACTCAACCCGGCTAACCGGATCTCCAACCCCCACCGAGACTTCGCCGCGATCTTAGACGCAAGCGGTGTTGCCCACGAGAAGGGCGACAATACTCACGTCCTTCGTAAGACCGCGACCACGGCGGTTCATCGGGCGGCCCAGCAGGCCGGGCATGCAAGCCCGGTTAGGGTGGCTCAATTGGCTGCCGGTCACGCGAATCAGGCCACGACGGAGAAGTCGTATCTCGACCAGGACGAGATCTATGAAGATTTCAAGGGCGTCCGTAAGTCGATGTCGACAATCTCTGCCGAGCTTGCCGAGGCGACCGACTTTCTTTCGGGCCTGGTGGCCGAACGCAAGGCAGCTACCAGCCTGACATCGGTACCGACCGAAGCGACTCCCGAGCCGGAGCCTCTGGCGAAGGCTGTTGGTGCTGGCAATGTGGTCAACCTGTTCGACCGAGCACGCCGACGCTAGTGGTAGCCTGAGGCCGTCCCTGGCGCTGTGTGCAAAACTCGTACGGGACAACAGCCCCCATCCCTACTGGGATGGGGGCTGTTTTGGTGTGTCTGGCAACCAGGGTTGCGCATGAGGCGTCATAGTGGAGCAGGCCCTATGCGGGCTTACACAATCTAGGCACGTTTCGGGCTTGACTTCAAGGGGCTCAATATGCGGTTATGGCACGCCTTAACGATCGGCGCGTTCCTCTTCCTGGCAGTGCAGCTTTATGCAAGTAGCAGTGAGGATACGTTCACTAGCTGTGACAAGTGGGGTGCGATGCTCGCGAGTACGGTCGGCCTGGACTCCGCGGAGGCGGAGCCCCGCATTCAACAGATCAGAGTCGCCGCAGCCTCAGAGGGCTGCCAGTTGGACTAAGGAAGCCTGAGCTTCTGGCCCGGCTTGATCAGCTTGGGATCGGCACCGATGGTGCCCTTGTTCAGCTCATAGAGCTTCTGCCAAGTCATGCTGTACTTCTTCGCGATGCCGCTAAGGGTGTCGCCCTTCACCACGGTATAGCTCTTGGCCGGCGAATCCAGATAGGCCGGGTAGCCGTACCCGAAGATGTCAGCCTTACTGCGTGTCTGGAGTGCTACAGAGTTTTTGACGCCACCCTTGGTGGTGTTCCCTTCGATCGCCTTGATTCGGCCATCAGGGAGAACGTCAACGACATAGCCGACGTGATCGGCGACCTTGTCGCCATTCCAGTCGAAGAACACCACGGCCCCACGCTTGGGCGTGGTGCCCCATCGCTTATTCTTCTTGAACCAATTCGCATGGCTGGGGCAATAGGCGAAACGCCCGACGTCCTTTGTGGCGCCCACTTGATCGGCGATCCACGAAACCCACACATCGCACCATGCGGCCGTCGCATACGCCTTGTCCTTGACGATGTTCGCATACCAGGTAGCGAACTTGTTCGGCCGGCTGTACCGACCTTGAGTCTTGAGTGCGAAATCTAGGAGCTGGTCAGTCTTCACCTTCCGGCACCTCTACTTCTTCGGGAAAACCTTCATCGACAAAGTCAGCTTCGAAGGATTCGATCGACATCAATGGGTCCTGTCTCATAGGCGTAATGGCCCGGTTCGGAACCGATACGGCTCTGGTGGCCGGGAGGTCCGAAGGGGAATACGTCGGGGATCTCATGACCGCGAATGAACTTCATCAGCCGGTCAAGGCCGACGAGAGGTGTGGCGGTGAATGGCTTGCCCTGGCGGGCGGTAGCCATCACTGTGATAGAACCGTCAAGGCAATCCTTGGGAATCCCTCTGTACGGCCCTGTAGTGCCCGCAGGCATCATCTGAACAATGGCCCCCGTCTCTGGGTCCCATACGAGATGCACGGCCTTGTGTGTGCTGTTCAGATAGCGAGCGGTTGTGATCGCGGAATAGGCGTCATCGAGACCGCTTACGAGCCATATGACCCGCGACGGCTTCCCCGTCGCCTCGGTCTTTGGGTATGCTCGCATCGGAATCGATCCGGGCAATTCGGATTCGTACATGCTGGGTCCTGGATCTTTTCGGCGAGAACGGTAACGGTCTGCTCCAGCTTCGTGATTCGATCCGCGAGAGACGACCCACCGTTAGGGACCAGCTTCGCATGGATCTCGTCTTCCAGATAATCCCTGAAACCGCGAATCATCGTCCGGATAAGAACAGTGCCGAGGCCGATGGCCGCAGCACCGAGAACGGTAATGAGTACACCGACCCAAATGGGGTCCATCAGTTGATCGTCCTTAGGCTTACAGTGAGCGTCCCACCCCACGTTTGGCCGTTAGGCTGAGGGCCGATGCGCTGGCGAAATTCGATCTGGTCAATGACGACCGATTGCGCGGTTCCGCGCTTGAGATCCTGGAAGAGAACCACGTCACCCGTGCTATCGAGCGCTTCCATGTCTTCCAGTCGCTTGAGGGCAAAACCCTTATAGCCGGATCGAACGCCGGCAAGACTGCTCTCATGGTCATAACACCGAAGAGGAATGATGAACTGCCGTGGCCTTGGGCCACCAGGTAGAGCCTTGATCTGGTATCCACGGAATACCGGAGTCTCGTCGAGCTCACCCCGGTTCAGCGTGAACCGCATACTCAGAAACTCTTGCGGACCGGTTGGAAAGTTGATCGCCAGGTCTTCATCCTGCAACGAGTCATTGTCGACGCTCGCAAGGTTGACCTCATTACCCGCACTGTCCACGCTGGCAACAGCGATAGGGCCGTTAAGGGTGGCTCGAATGTTGTACTGCTTGAACAACTTCGGGCCAAGATAGTTGAACCGGATGCGGCCAGTGAGCATATGGCCCGACTCCTCATAGTCGGTCTCATGCTCGAAGAAAAGCCCTTCGCCTTCAACGGCAATAGCCAGCCGACTGGATGATCCGATCGTGGTCACGCCGGAAACGGTTCCGGCTTCATGGACGCAGAGATCCTTGGCGTATGGCTGCCGGCCACTAGGTAGGACATCCCTGAGGCTGATACGCATGAGGCCCGACGTGCCGTCAGCGAAGCCGTTCGAGTAGGTAGCCCATACGAAATCGCCGATGCCGACGAAGTCAAGAACCGGCTCCGAAGCGGGAATCAGCGGGCCATACTGCAACACGCCTTGCGGTCCGATCACCGCTACACGGGCACCTCGGGAGGTGCCGATGAAGAGATAGGCACCAAGGTAGGCGTAGATCGATCGGCCGGTCTCCCCACGGGGCAGCTCCGCTACCACGGTCGCACTGGTGAGGGACGGCAGGGCCCCGCCTGTATCGAGTGCCAGCTTGAGAATGAAGGACTCGGCACCGTAGTAGCCGATGGCGAAGATCGATTCAGGGCCCTCGGTGATGTCTGCCCAGATCCACGAATCAACGGGATGCGTATAGGTGGCAGTAGGGAGCGCGTGAGGTGCAGCCCCCACGGGGGGCACCAGTTCATAGAGCGCGTTGTCTATGCCGGCCATGAGGCGGCCCTTGACCCATCGCACTACAGCCGTGGTCGCGGCGATCGTCCAGAGCTTGGCACCCGTGGTGCCGGCCAACGGACCGCTGTAGATACCGTCATCCGCGGCGGCATACCACGACTCACCATCAGAGGTGATCGAGAGGATGGAGCCGATGCCACCCCACGTGATCGCAGTAGACGCCCCGGAGGCGTCCACCTTCGCCAGGTCGTCATCACTCGCATAGAGAACGTAATCGGCGCCTGCATCGGTGAAGCCCAAACAGAGGCTTGTCGTCCCTCCCGGCTCAACAGCGCTGGTCGCCTTGAGCAACGTCATCTGACCTGGAGTCCAGGGATCGACGCCTTCAGCGTCGGCGAAGCGGAACTGAGCCGTCTCATCAAGCCGGACATCTGCATTGGTGATGCCGGTACCGAGATGCCAAGAGCTCTGAGAGCGCAGCCACCAACCGACTAGGGTCTGTTCCCCGGGCTCATCCGCGTTGTCAAACTGGTCCTTCTTGTATGCGGCGGTTCCGCGAACCAGCGGGCTTTCCCCGCTGATATCCGCAAGAAAGGGCACTCCACCGATGGCGTAATCGTACGACCCGTAGAGGTCCTGATACGGACTCGCTACCGAGGCCAACCGGTATATCGGATGGGGCAGTGTGAGCGTTAAGAGGCTCTTCGGCGCAGGCATTAAAGAGCCCTGATACAGACGAAGGAAAGCCTCTGAGGGATGAGCGTTGTACCGAAGCCGATATTATAACTACGAACAGTGAGGTAGTCGGTAGCGGCCATGGGGATGGTAGCAGAAAGAGCTACTCGGCAAAGATCTTCTTGGTTGGTCGTCGTGGTATTGGTGTACCAATAGATGGCACCACCATTAGAGGCGTGGTGGGTAAATTCGGGCCGGAAAGTGGCAGGCTGGAAGCTGGCATCTTGATGCTCAACCTGAATATAGGCGAGATAAATCCCGGCCATCGGCGCGACGATCTTATCCGGAGCGCCGGACGACCAGATAGAACCTGATTGGGCGGTCGGGGTTCCAAAGTCGATCGTGTTGTTCCCTGACGCCTGTTCCGATTGTGCACCCCAATAGGCGTAAGGCAAACTACTGCCCCCGCCGCCTTCTTCTAGCTCTTCTAGCCGGGCTTCAAGTCCAGAGATAGCCGCAGTCGTCAGAGTGCCGCCATTGGCGGCATTGGTGTGATTGTGATCAGCGTTGGTGAAATCACTGATGGTGGGCTGGCCCGTCAGCGTTCCGGAATACGTGCCGCCGTTAATCGTCGGCGACGTCAGGGTCTTATTGGTGAGCGTCTGAGTGCCGGCCAGTGTGACAAGGTTCGCCGTATTCGTGATGCCGTGAACGCTGGTCGTGGCAGTCACATGGTCATTCGCTTCCCGGAAATCCCGGGCGCTGGTGCCATGCACCACTACCGATCCAGAGCTATGAGACTGGGCCGGTGTGCCGTCGATCCCTCGGGTACAGCTATTGAAGTCGGTACCTGAAACCGCGCCAACCTCAATCAGTTCCTCAGTTGCCAGGCCAGGATCAACGATGATGGTGAAGGGTGCGGCCGGATAGCCGGTGACCGTTCCCACGGAAAGAGACGTAGCCGAGTTGGAAATGCCTGAAGTGAGTGTGGTCTGAACCGCTACGTTGCTGTAGTTACGAGCCATTACCGATATCCGAAGTGCGCTTGGGTGGGGTCGTTTCTCTGGAGCCGCTCACGCTCAGCCATCAGGCCCATTTGATAGAGCTGAAGGAAGTGCCGAGCCGCGCTCTGCGAAGAGCCGGGCGGAACGAGCTGACTCTTGGTCTGCTGCTCGATGGCCTGGATGTTGAGCCGAGGCGCTTCCAGCAGGCCGACCAGCCTGAAACAGGCACCCCAGACAATGACGTCAGCGGACGAAGCCGGTAGGCCCGTAGCCGTGGCGAAATCCGTTGAGTCGTCAGTGAAGCCCGAAGGGGGCTTGGTGAAGGTCACACGAACAGTGCGCCCCGGAACGGGCGCCTGATACAGGTCGACGCTCTTACCAGATGCGAATTCGTCAGTATCCGCACGCGGATCGAACTGCCATCGCTTGATGGGAATCCACATCTTCGAAGGGCCGATAGAGTGCCAGGTTATACGCCGAATCTGATCGGCCTCAGCCGGCACTTCATATGTGGTCCGAGCCGCGACAAACGGAAACTCAAATTCGTCGATCGCGTACAGGTCAGGATAGACACTGTCCACGGCGTCATTAATGGCGAGTTTCACTTGATGCCGGGGAAACTTGGGCGCGGAAATGATCCGCGATTCCATGTCATGATCCCGGGCTGTAGAGCCATCATAACCGCGCCCGTAAGGCGCGATAAGGATTGTTCCGGCAGAAGGGTCGACTCGACGAATCCACAGCATCTCATCGCCGATCTCGGCCAATCCCTCCGAAATGCGGTTGATATCGTCAACCGCCACGGATAGATCACCGATCGCCAGAGGCGCAGTGATGTGAGTCTGTGAGTCCTGATCAGCCGAGAAGCCCTTGAGATTCGAGATCACTCGATCGGTCAACTGAGAAAGGTTCATTACGGAGGTGTCGGAATCTGTGAGAGGGCCCCGGCGATGCCGAGGCCGACAGTGCCGGCCAGAGCATTAGCAACGCCTTGATAGTCGAGCCCGACCGTGCCATTCAGCGCGTTGAGCGCGCCCACGGTTCCAAGGCCATTGGTGCCGGCCCAGATGTTAGCCGCCCCGGCTTCGCCCAGTCCGCTTGTCTTGGCCAGCCGATTCAGCTCACCTTGAATGTCAAGCGGCATAAGCTACTCCAGTGCGGTTGGACTCCTTGACGGCATAATCCACAGCGACTCTCTTCGTGCTAGCGGGCTGAATGCCTTGTCGCCTAGCATCGGCGTACGCTCGTAGATCTTTCTGCCACCGCTTATCGGCCGTGGCGTCATTGCCGGGATTAGTTGCTGAACCGCAGAAGGCGACCCGAAGATTCTTGCTCTGCTGGCACGCACCCCAATGGGGATGGGGCACGGTCACCCATGTGCATTTGCACTCAAACATCAGATAGGTTCCAAGTGGACTAGGCTCCCGTAGCCGGCGTCAACCAGCTCTTGCGCCTCTTCGTCAGTCAATTGATGGATTCCGCCACCTCGGTAATAGCGCTGCGCCTCTAGGATTTCCTCAAGGCTGGGATAGCGCACTTGCGCCCATGAGCCGTCTACGCGACGGATGATGCTGATCCCACGGTGGATGCCGACACGGATGTGCATCTTGTCGAGCGCTGCCGGTGTCTCCTGGACTCGACCAGGCCGAAGGACGAAGCGACCAAGGCGCCTGACCTCTACATCTCCCCATCTCTCCGCGCTCTCGATGCCGAAGGGGCGGATGAACAGAGGGGGGAAGTCGATATCCAGATCGCCCCACGCCTCCGCAGAGGCGATGCCATCAGGTCTGATGATCTGGTGAGCGAGGATCGCAGGCGTTCCCCAGGCTTCGCCTGAGGGGATGCCGCCAGGTGCTACCGCCAGGCCGCCCACGATGGGCGAGCCCCACACCTCTCCACTGGCAATGCCAGACGGATTGACCTTCAGATTGAGGCGTGCGCTTGCTCCCCAGGCTTCCGCGGTTGTGATGCCAGTCGGTGAGACCGTCTGATCCATCTGGAGTGCGGCAGTACCCCACGCCTCCGCGGAGGCGATCGAGCCCGGCCGGATTCGGAGGTTCAGCCTTGAGCTTCCCCACGCCTCTGCCGATGCGATGCCCGTAGGGCTGACTGTCTGACTGGCCGCCGCCTCGGTGACGATAATAGAGAACGAGGTCAGATATGAGCCCGTCGAAGCGCTCGGGGTAAACGCGGCGGTGCCGGTAGCGCCGGAGCCTGCAACCGTTCGAGTGGCGATTGTAAGACCGGTCGCCGAACCGACACGAAAATCAGCGCGTTCTGTATGACTTCCCGGCGGAGTCCAGGTGACACCCTCATATCCAACCACGCCGCGGACAAGAAAGTCGGCCGAGGTGACAGCGTTAATGGTAGGTGCTACGGCTGTAGCTCCGCCAACCTCCGTTGAAACCGCAATGGTCAGCACTGGAGTACCCGTGACAGTGAGGCGCATAACCGCACCTGCCGCATCATCGCCTGTCGATTTTCCGAATGCGTAGTTGGATGGCTCGGAGCCACCAGCAATCTTGGAATAGATGGCAAGGGGGAGCGCATCGCCGCCCTCATAGCCACCTAGATAATTCCATGTGGTGCCACCAGATACGGTAGCGGTTGTGTTTAGGCTTGAATCTAGAGAAGCGAACGCAATAAGCAGATCACCGCTAGCCGTGCTAGTCGGGCGAGCCACGTTATAACTGGTTCCGCCTGTCGACGCGGTGGCAGTTGTAATTGACTGATAGGTAATCGTCATGATTGCCTACAGCTTGAAGATCTTGTTACTTCCCGAGTCCCAGACAATCGCGATGTCCGCGCCATTGGGCGTCACCGGCAGCCCGGTTCCGGTGTCGATATAGCCGATTAGGGGACTGGTCGCGGCGGAGCCGGTGTCTTTGGCGATGACCAGGTGGGCACAGGAAGCGCCTGCGGAAACACTCGAATAGGTTTCGTCTGCGGCATCGGCTACGCCGGCCGTGGTCGTCTTGCTGGAAAGGTTCGCGCTGGTCGCAACGATCGTGCCACCACCACCGCCAGTCACATCACTCACGAACTCGTGGGTGCTCGTGTTGGGCGTGTAGCCGCGAACGAGATAGACCTTGATGTTGTCCGATGACCAGCTCAGGGCACCGGTCAGAAACTTCTCACGGCCCTTGTCGTACAGGGTGTTAGCCATTTAGTGTCCAAATAGAAAAAGGCCCCCAGCGTTGAGCTGAGGGCCTTCTAGAAGGCGTTACGGATTAGAGGGAGACCGAGCTAGCGGTTTCCATCCGGATGAGCGCAGCCTGACGGAAGATGCTCCATCCCAGCGTGGCCCTCCAGGAAATCGGCGTATAGCGCATGAGCTTATCGGTCACATTACCGATTACAATGGTCGGCTCTTCGGCGACCGCTTCCGCGAGCGCCTCTCGGCCGAACATCAGATTTCGGTAGACCCGTGTAGAGCTGTTGCCATCGGTCGCGCTGATAATACGCGGCGACTCGACGAAATGGGCTCCCTCGTAGATACCGAGCTGGCCAGCCCAAATCGCATCGGCACCCGACAGGTTGTGAGGATCGCGCCACGCAGCCGAGCCAGTTTCAGCCTTCAGATCGTGCGAACAATCAGGATGGAGAAACGACGTAAACAGGTCCGCTTGACGCGGGATAACCTTCGCACCACGCAGCTTGGTAACACCAAGCCGAACCATCGGAGAACTCAGCGTGTCGGCAGAGGTAATGGCACCAGTGGTGCCGGCACCAGCCGCGATCAGGTTACTCCTCAGGGTCGAGGAGTTTCGCCGCATGACGTTCGTGCCACCATTGAGAATGGGGCCAACAATGCCGTCGATAGAATCGCGCATGTTGTAGGCGACCATGTTACTCACGGCCTGGTCCACGTCCGACAGAGCGAACATGCGGAGCTTGCGCGTCATGAGGACGGGGTTACCATATTCACGCAGAGTCACTGATACGTTACTCGTGCTGGGAATGGAAACTGCGTCGGGATCGGTCAGTTCATCCAGCTCCGACGTTGCCGGGGCAAGGTCGTTGTAGAACTGGAAGGTGACGCTGTCGCCCGGATTGGTTTGCTGTTCGGGGCGAGAATCGGCAATCGATCGGAACATAGGCGTAGCGCGAAGCGCAAAGCGAATCTTACGATCGTAGGCCGCTTGCACCAGATCGGTACCAAGGGTACTCGGATCGGTGCTCGTATACTGATTAGCCATTGAAAGAGGGGCCCTTTACCCCTGTGAGCTATGCCATTCTGGGCGCCGTCTTCGCGGCGGCAATCATGGCGTCAAGCTGCTCTTCGGTTAGATTCGGATCATTGACCCGATCCCACTGTTGCTGAAGGGCTCCGCCGAGGCTTTCGCCGGTAGAGGCCGTGTTCTGCATGCGCTGGATAGCGGCAATGTCGGGATTGGCGATGACGGGATTAACGGCGACAGCCGGGACATCTCCACCAGGGGTGGACGGATTCGCGGTCTGCTGGCCTCCGAAGAGGTCGCTGTATTCGTCGAGCCACTTGCCGATTGCCTCAGGGTCCGCACCCACCGATTCGGGGATGAGGGACTTCACCTTTGCCGGCACATTCCGTGCAGTGAGAGCACTGGCCACAGCACCTTCGCGAAGGGTGCGCTTGAGCGTCTCGATTTCTTCAGCCTGGGACTTCTCGCGCGCCTTGGCGTCGCGGATCAACTTTCGCAGTTCCTTGGGCAGCGGGGCTGCCTTGGCCTGCGGAGCCGTCTCCGGCTCGTCGTCTTCGAAATCCCAATCGTCGAACTGGGTCATTTGCTGCTACTCCCAAAGTGGTTTGATCGCAAGCCGCATCCATGATTGGGGGATCATGAATGGCTCTCGCTACCGGGCTAAGACGCATCACAGGGCCGGTCGGTCTGTGTATGGGTCGAACGCCAAGGACTCGAACCTTGATAACGCCGATTAAAAGTCGGCTGCTCTGCCATTGAGCTAGCGTCCGTGGATGGCTCTTTTTGAAGAGAAGGCCATAACTCTTGCTCCCTATGCACGATTCGAACGTGCGTTGCCCGATCCAAAGTCGGGAGTCCTGCCGGTTAGACGAACAGGGAATGTGTAGCGGGGATGGGATTTGAACCCATGACCTACGGCTTATGAGGCCGTCGAGCACTCCGAACTGCTCTACCCCGCTGCGTGGGGAGGGCTAGGCCCTCCCGGTTGCTTACGCTGCCGGTTCCGCAATCAGATAGTTCACGGTCCGGGTGTCGCTGTTAGAAGTGCTGGTAATCGTGAAGCTCGTGTCCGCCACAATCGCGGACACCGAAACTGAGCCAGCAGTGCCCCCCGTGCCGTGAGGCGTGAGAAAGATAAGAGAACCAGCCTTCACTAGGGTGTTGCTGACTGTAATAGTGCCAGCAACCATGGCCGAGCTACGGCCCGCCCGCTTGTTGGTCCCAGTCGGAATGGAAGCGAGAACATCCTCAGCGGTGACATTGCCGGTCAGGCCGTTGACACTAGAAACATGAGACATTGATCAATACCTTTTAGTATTCACTCCGGGTGCGACCCGAGAGCGCCTTAGAGCCGACTCCAGATGAGCCGGAGAATTGTGAAGCTTCCTTCATGGCGATGCGCTTGCGCTTCGCGCTGGCAAGGCCAGAACCGCCAAGCATCTCGTCTTCCAGATCCGATTGGCCCAGCGATTCGCCGTGGATTCGGCCGAGCTTTTCAGCGGTCGGAAGGATCTCGCCAATGGTCTGGTATGCGCTACGCGCCTGGTCCTGAGTAACACCGAGATCGGCGAACTGCTCGGCCCTGGCCTGGTTCAACCCGAGAGCATTCCGAGAAGCCTCAGCGCCGATCTGAGCCGCTCTCACCGTCTTTTGCAGGAGAGGTAGAGCGCGCTTACTGTCCAGCATGTACGCCACTAGATCGCCATCGCCCAGGCCGTAACTGCGAAGCGTCGCCACATAGTTCTGATCGCTGGAATAGATCGCCTGAGACGCCATGGTCACACGCTCCTGGATCTCAGCCGGCGACACATCGCCGGAAATCCAGGAGGTGAAGTCGTCGTGCGAGTCAAAGAATCCTTCGGGCAGCCCGGCAGTACTCAGAAGTTGCCGATACTGACGCTCAAGGGCGATGTACTCGGCAGGACTCAGAACGCTGACACCGGCCGCGCGACGCGCGTCATTGGCCTTGAACCGCGTCTTATACTCCGACGTGTCTTGAAGCATGAGGGCGATAGTGTCTGTGTCGTAGCCCTTCTGGATATACTCCAGAATCTTCGGCGCCAGGGTGCCGAGGCCATAGCCTTCGAAGACGCGCTTGAGATACTCGTAAGCGTTGTTCTGCGCGTTCTGATCAGCGCTGGTCGTTGAAGTCGACGACGTGTTGTAGACCGCTGGCTGCGTGTTCTGGCCATAGCCAGGCGCATCCATGTTGACCACGGTCGCGTTCGCTTGAGACTGCGCGTATGCGGTCTGCTGCTGTGATGCCGGCTGATTAGGATTGGCGTTGTAGTAGTAATCCGAATAGCCCGGGATGACGTCCGTACCAGAGCCTACCTGCGGAGGCTCTTGGCCTTCCTCGTACCAGATGTAGGCATAGCTTACGGGATCGAAAATATAGGGCATTAGTTGGCCAGCCCGAAATCACGGAGGATGCCGCGAGCGGTCGAATTGAGCGACTGTCGAGCATTGTTGGTAGAGAGCCACCGCGGGTCTTTGCGCAGCTCGTTCTCAAACTGCCACAGGGGCATGGTGCTGTTGCCTGCGGTGGCGTTGCCGCCGCTATCGGAGCCGATACCCTGGAGTGCGCGCCTGATTGACGGATCATCCATCTTCAACGCTTGCGGGTTGATCTCCAGGATTCGGGCCATGGACGACATGTAAGGGTCGGCCAGATCCCTGACGGTCATGCCACCCTTGATCTGAGCGGCGAGCCCAGGGAAGGCGCTGATGGCCATCTTCTGGATTTCACCCTTGTAGTCCTGAGCGGTGCGGATACCCGCAGAGATCCCCTTGACCCAATTCTTGATCGTGCCGTTGTCGAGATTCACGCCCATGCTGTATGCGTACTGCCGAAGCTGCTCTTCGTACTCGCCCGCTTGGCCGGCGAAGGCACCGCTTTTGGTGGTCGTGATGTACTCGGCAAGGCTCCGCTTGATCTGTGCGTTGGTCCAGCCAAAGGTGAAAGCATCCTCGGCCATGTCCCAATAGGTCTGCCAATTCGCCCGGACACCCATAGTGCCGGCCATCTGCATGATTTCCTGATAGATCGCGCGTACACGCTCACGCCAAGTGCCAGGGTCGGCCTGCTTGAGTGCTAGGGCCTTACGGCCCGTCTCGCCGTACTTCTTATACCAAGACGTATCTTTGAGCTTGCTGACGAAAAGCTTCTGATCCCAGTTGCCCTTGATGGCGTCGTTGAATAGTTTCCAGAGAGAGCTATCACTCTTGAGCAGGGCAAGAGTCCAGCCGTAATGCTCCGCCCACTCCGCTTGAGTCTTCGGCTTCTTAGTCGGCATCAGTAATCCATAGCTACGCCCCACGCGCCTTCATTGGCGCGGAGCTTTCTTTTGCGCACTTTGAGCCCAGTGCGGGGCGCTTCCAAAATCCAGCCGTCGCCGAGGTAGAGCGCGATGTGATCAGCGCCAGGCGCTTCCGGGTTGTTCTCCCAGGCGACCAAATCGCCAGGCCGTAGCTTGGTGATGTCGACTCGTTTGCCTCTTGCCGCTTGAGCTCCAGACACGCGAGGGATGTCTACGCCGTTCTTGGTGAAGGCCCAGAAGAGTAGACCGCTGCAATCAAAGCCGCCTTCCGCGTCGGACTCCCCACCCCACACATACCATTTGCCGATCTGCGTGAGCGCGTCGTCAATGATGGCTTGGCGCTTGCCGCTAACGTCAGGAATTGCGGGCTCGGGAAGTTCTGGAAGAGCGTCAAAACCGAAGTCGGTAGGAGACATCACGCCCGGGGCGAGGATTCCGGCAGCCTGATCGACAGGCACCCCAACGCCCTCAACGCCGGGAACTACCTCAGTATTGAGGCCCGCCATCACGGGCGAAGTGAGCTGGTCACTGATGGGGATCGGAAGATCGGTCTCATACGTGGGAGGCCAAGGCATATTTAGACCGGCGCGGAGAGCGCATCAAAGAACGCCGACATGTAATAGGTGGACGCCTGGTAAGCGGCGGCCTCATCCTTGTCGTGGCCCATCGCCCATTCCTGAGCGAACGCAGCCGGGTTGAGACCTTGCTTCGTGGTCGTCGACACGTTCGTGCCATCGGCGTTGGTGGTCGTTGTTGACGTCGTCGGATTCTTCTTCTCGGCAGCCTTCAGGGCTGCCAGGAACGTGGAAGTTTCCTTCTTTGTCGGGTCTCGACCGAGGACACCGCGAAGGGCCTGGGTGATCGTCGCCTTAGCCGTAGGCGCATCCGTGTAGTTGACGCTGGTAGAGGTGACCGTACGAGCCTGGGACTGAGCGCCTCCAATCACAGCACCCGTCTGGTAGCGCTCAAGGAGCTGCCAAGGGGTGATCTTGATACCGCGTTCATTCATTTTCGCCGTGCGAAGAACCAGCGCGCCCCAGAGATTCTCAACGTCGTCGAGATTTGCCGAGGGCTTGGAGATCAGACCGGCACCGATGGCGCGAGTCATGAACCCCTCAACCTTCTTGGCATCCCAGTCGTTCACCTGAGCGATAGCTTCCGCGATCGTCGACCAGGTGCCAGAGACCCGCATAGCTGTAGGGCTACGCCCATACCGCGGAGCGTCAGCGGGAGTCTTGGTGGAGAGAAGCACTCGGCCGTCAGGGATGTTGCCGTAGAGCGGATTGCCGGGAACTTCGGCTGCGGGGTTTGTTCCTAGGGCATCGGCGATGGCTTGCGCCACGGCGGCGTCATTAGATGACGCGGGCGGGGCCGTGGCCTGAGGGCTGGCAGGCGAAGGCGAGGGGCCAGAGGTTGCCGGGCTAGGGGAAGGATTGGCACCGGGCGCACTGGTCGCCCTGGCGATCTCCTGATCTACCGGACTGGTGGCGGCCGACAACCGCGCCGAAGGCGTGGGCGAGGGATCACCCAGGGCCATGGTGGCGTATGCCCCCAGGATGGGGACGCTCATGATGATCGGGCGCCAGGGATCGACGTCGAGTCCACCAGACGCCTGCCGGCCGGACACATACTTGCCCGAGCCGATCATGCCGCCGAAGAGGTTATCCCAGAAATCCGCGAACCAGTCCATTAAAATTGCAACTTATCGTTAGTGAGATACCGCGAGAACAGGTCACCGAATCGGGTGTCACTGATCTCGAAATAGCGCTGAACGCGCTCCCAAGCATTCTTGATATGAGCGTTGGCCTGAGCGTCCAGGGTGTACGGGACTTGCGCCTTCTGCTTCGCCTGAAGGATGGCAACGAACTGGGCACGCGCCTTCAGGTACTCATTGAGGGTCCGAAGGTCGGTGCGGTTCGGCTGCGAAAGAAGCTCAGCGTTCTGAACGAGAGACTTGAAGAACTCGATACGCTTCGGGATCGCATCGCGATCCGACTTCGTATACTCGTCCCCCCAATCCTTGTTCTCAGCGCTGAGACGCTCCGTGAGAGCCGTACGCACCTTGGCCACGGTCTTATCATCAAGACCCTTCTCGACGGCCTCAGCGTTCAACTCATTCATCCATGCGTTCAACTTGGTCCAGCCCAGGCGGATGTTCGTTTCCCTCAGGGCGTCCAAGGGTGAGCGACGCTCGCGCGTCGTCATCAGGGAGCCAGGACCAACCTTCTGGCCGAACTGAGCTGAATGAACGTACTGATCAAACTTGCCGGTCATGACGTCCGGCCCCATGATCAGAGCGCCATACTCGGGATTCTGCGCAATCAGATCGCCATGCTTCTTGGTCGCTTCCCAAGCGGTCTTCGTCGCCGTAGCGCCGATATTGCCCTTGCTCAGGCTGTTGGTGAAAATATAGAGATCGTCGCCATACTTCTCATAGAACCGCTCGTCGGCCTCCTGGCCGTAGTGCTCGCGCATCTGCTGGTAGCGGTCAATGAAGAACTGATACGGGCTTTGCAGGTCTGCCGAGAAGGGCAGGAAGAACCGAGTGAAAGACCGGACGTTGTACGCCGCTTGAGTGCGCCTGTCGATCTCCTTGCGGAACTCCACTTCACTGGCCGGCCGCGTGCGGCGGCCTTCCCGGATACGCATCTCCTCTGTCTGCATGATTTGCGTCCAGGTGAAAGCGTATGACGGGTCTTCGATTCCCTCGTTCGCCTTCATCTTTTGCTTCAGCCAGCCGGGAAGCATGACGTCAGCGAAGGACTGAGGCCCGAACGGAATAGCCCACTTGTAGACGTCTTGGAACCCCGTGGGGTTCTTCTGCTGGAGCTGCGTAATCGGGATCTGCATGAGTGGCCCCGCACCGGGCAGCCACCAGGGATCACCCTGAAGGATCAGATTGAGTGACGACTTGGGGATGGGAACCGCGTCATAGCTCTCAGCGCCTTCTCCGATCCACTTCCGCAACCAGTCAGGCAGGCGAGCAACGATTTTCGTTTTGTCGTTCAGGTTCGAATTGAATTCCGACCACTTGCCGGTGTCCTCATCATAGGTGGCGAAGACCGTGCGGCCATTGATGACCATGCTCTTAACCTGCCGGCCATGCTCGTCGACAACCGCAAGGCGCGGAACGCGCTGACCGAACTCGTTCTCGGTGCTCCCGAGATTCATGTTATTCGGGGCATCCCAAATCTTGCTGCCGTAGAAGAGTAGCTGCGGCTTGGCAACCGCCAACTGAGACCAGCGCTTGATGGAATCTTCCCAGGCGGAGAAGAAGCCCGTCATGAAACGCGCGGCATGGGCCGCGTTGCTCCGGCTGGAAACGTTGTAGAGCAGGTTATTGATATTCTTGAGCGCGGTCTCGCGCGCAGTGTGCTCGAATGCGGAAAGCATCCCCCACGTGACGTCTTCACCGGAGAGCATCGCATTGTCAATCTGACGCTTCACGGAATCCTGATAGAGCACACGGAACGTGGGATGCCTGATCAGACGGTCAGTCGGAACCTGGCTGAGCCACTTGAAACCATTCGAGACAATTGAATCCATCCACTTGCGGACACCGCCCTGGTGCAGGTTCCAATCAATGGTGGGACCGTGGACCTGAGGGCGCATCGCGACGTCAGGGAAAAACTCCTCAAGCATCTTCTCGTCAAGCTGCCCACGGAACACGGCATCACGCAGAATCATCGGATTCTCATGGGCGCGAAGGACCGGCACATAGTGATCAACAATGGCTTGAGCCATGCCGGCCAGCAGCTCAGGGTCCTTGCCGTTCGGGCCGATCAGCTTGCGAACATGCTGCCCTTCGGGCGTGCGACGCAGCCAGCGCTCTACCTGTTCGGCAGTCTCGCCGCGCATGAACCGCTTACCCAGCGGACTCTTAAAGATCTGCTCATTGATGGCGTACAGCCATGAGGACAGATGGTCTGCGTCGGTCGGATTCTTGACGTCCCACGCAGCGTATTCGCTGCGGAGCCGTTCAATCATCTCCTTGGACGTACGCGCGATGGCGTCATACGATCCGCCGACAATTTCCTTATAAGGCTTCCCGACACCTTCATAGGCGCCGGTGATGTAATGACCGCGATACTCAAAGCCGTCTTCGGTTTGAATTCGAACTGACTCAAGGTCTCGGCCATGCCTGTCAACAGCCTCTTGCACGATTGAACGCAACTCTTGCAGGTCCGCTGAGTCCATGGCCTTTGTCGCCAAGGCTCCGGCGCCAAGCTTGAGTGCGCCGATCTTCGTATGAGTGACAGCGTTCTTGAGGCGCTTCGCGGGGGCCGAGTCCTTCAGGGTGATTTGCTTATTCCGAATTAGATCGCCCCAGGACCATGCATTGCCCATGTCCCATGTGAACGCGGTCTTCAAACCGGCATTGATGCCGCCCATGATGCTCATAGCACCGAGCGCAGCCATGCTGCGCAGCATGTCATCAGTCAGCGTCCGGATCGTATACCCGAACCGCATGAGAACCGAGAAGGACCAGACCTGAGAGAAGACGTCATGCGCCTTGTCCATGAAATCGCCGATGTCCGCGCGCTTGCGCGCAAAGGCACTCAGGATCTCAGAGTTGGCGCGAAAGACGCGCTCATATCGGTCAAGGTTGAGCAGAGGCATCGAGTTAACGGCCTGCGTCTCAAAAAGACGCGAAGTCACCGGAAGAACATCGTCGTCAAACGCGATGTGGTCAAGGACGGCCGGCGATGCATACTTGTTCTCGCGCTTCTCCGTCATCGCCTTAACGAGACGGTTCCGCGTGCCAGTCGACTCCTTGGCAAGTGCTGCGGCAGCTTCATCATCAAGTCCATACTTGATGGCCATGAAATTGATAGCGTCAGTCTCGGCAGCTTCGACGACCTTGCGCTTAGCCTCGGGAGTCCACGCAGCCATATACTGGCGCATGTACGTCTCACGCTGGCCATTCGAGAAGATCCGAGCGCCATTCAGGAACGCGGCAAAGCCCGCGTGGGAATCTCCACGGTTGAAGTCGATCCAACTAGGAGCGCGCTTCTGCGTGAAGCTGCGCGCCACGCCAAGCGGGAAATCCCGGATCACTCGAACCGGAAGACCGAAAGCCTTCGGGAAGATCACGGATTCATCCGCGAGAGACTTACTCGACCAATCGTAGGCAAGCGCCCTATCGGCCTTGGCCAGGTCGCGATCATTTCGAATCGCATAGTCCTGCATGCTGGCCCATACGCCACGCCCGGGGTTCTCACCACCAGGACCAATGGCGGCAATGAGCAGCTCCATTTCGGACCCACTCTTGCGCTTGATCTCCTCCTGAGCCATCAGCATTGCGCGCTGACTGGCGATCGGCCACGGCTTGATGCGCATCGACGACGACTCATCAAAGCCCTGACCGAGGGCGTTTAGGGTCTCGTCGTGCATCTGCCAGTCAGTTGCCTTCTGCCATGCCGGCTTCGGAGGCAGGCCAGGGATCGGGTTGTCGAGACTGGCAATCGCCCGGTAGGCGTCTGCCTGCGATAGCCCATTGAAGTATGGGATGAGGTCCTTGATCGCCTCTTCGTTGACGGGGCCGGACATCATGTAGGGACCAGCGTCGACCGAGATGCCACCAAGGCCGGTTACCCGATCGCCCGCCTTCGGCGCGATCATGATGTTGCCCTGAACGGTCTTCGGCAGATTGCCGGAGATCGACGGATACTCAAAAGACTTGCCGGCAGGCTGCCCGCCGAAGTCGAGATCATCGGTATCGGTCGGACTCTTCGCCTTCTTCTTGCCCTTGGCGGCCTTGCCGCCCATGCCGGGCTCACCGGCCGGGAACTGGCCGATGTCGAACAGCGGAAGCTGCTCAGGCTCGGGAGCCTTAGGGCCCTGCGAAGGAAGGGCCTTCGGAAGGAAGGTCTTATAGGTGCCGCTCTTGACCAGCTCAAAGTCAACGGCCGAGTTCAGGATGTTGTCAGCGCGGGCGATGCGGAACGCGAGATCATCCCGCCGACTAGCTAGGCGCTGGTAGGCAGCTTCGCTGCCGTAGCCAACGGCGATGATCAGGCGTGAGGTCTGCTCGTCGGCCTCCTGGAGAAGGCCAGCCATCACGCTCGGGTAGGCAGATGCCTTGACCGCCTGGTGGTTGGCGATCTCCCGTCCGCTCTTGCCTTGCTTCCACTTCAGGAAGTTCGTCACGGCCCTGGAGTCCGCGATGTCATCCGCGCTCTGAACACCAGGGCCAACCCCGGCACCAGCAAGGAACGCGGTCCAACCGCGGTCGGATGCACGATGCCCGACATTGAAACCCTTACGAACTGCGTTCGCGCCGGATACCGCCTTCAATCCCACGATGGTCGGATCGCCGAACCAGGAGATAGCGGCATCAATCGTGCCCGTGGTGGCGTTCCACAAGAAGCCGTCTTGAAGCTCCGAGATCCTAGCCTCTTCCGCCAGGACGTCATCAGTAGCGAACATCAGCGCGAGGCTGTTGCCGGCCGAACGAGTGTCGGCCATCTTGCGAGCGCGGTCCCACGTGGTACCGATCTTGCTGACGGCTTCCATCCAGTTGGCCGCGCCAAGCTGCTGACGCCAAGCCGGGGAATCGGTGAGGCTAGCCGTGGTGGCTGCCGCCGAAATGGGCTCGGCCACCAGGTTTTCCAGGCCCCAGCCAACGCCCTCAAAGGTGCCTTCCGCAGCGCCGGCCAGAGTGTTCCCGAAAGCGTTGGTCACCCCGCCGAGGACTCGGCCGAGACGGTTCGTGATGTCGATGTACGCCGGAGTGTTGACTTCGAACGGCTGTGTACTCCAGTCGAACGCGGCGCCGTAGGCGTCTTGCAGGGCCGTCAAAGCGGCGGAGAAGCGATCAGTCCAAGAGCTCATTAGTGGGACGCCTTCAGGCGTCTGACAACGTTCTTCAGTGATTGCGTGGCATTCGGCCGATTGGCCAGGAATTCGAGCACGGGCAGATAGGCGTAGAGCGCATCCATGTCAGCCCGGCGAGCGAGCGCCGCTTCGTCCAGAAGGCCGAGAGAAGCACTACCAGGCCCAGGGCCGAGGTCAATACCAGAAGTGACGGGCTCGTTAGGGCGCATGGTGGGTGCCCCGAAGGGCACCACATCTACAGGCGGCATTCCCGTATTCATCGGCGGCATAGGGCCGCCTCCGCCCGCAGCCATGGGAGCGCCACCCTGGATATCCTGGAAGGCTGATTGCTCACCATATTGGGCGTCAGGAATCCTCATGCGAGGCTGAGCGCCGTCAGTCCTTTTGGAGAGGGCTCCAGGCCCCGATGCAGGGGCGGGATTGGTGGGTGTGCGGGGCCCACCATGGCCATTAGCGATTGCTACTTACCAATACTGCGGTGAGTCTTGCCGTCGCCAGAGGTGCCGCTACCCGGCTTGGTCTCTGACACGTTCATGAACTTCTGGACGCCGGCACTTCGGACCGGCTTCGGAACACCGGAGGTCCAAGGAGTCTGCTCGTGAGGAGTACACATGCCACCGCGAAGCGGATTCCGGGGGATGGCGGTTGCGTTAGCCATTATCTATTCCTTGTTTCGTGCGATGGCGGCGTTAGACCAGAACATCGACTCTTCTAGCTTGGTGATCGCTAGCGACTTTTCCCGGCCTTCGGGGAGCCGACTATTCAGGTCGTCTGCTAGACGCCTATGCGCCTGCCTGACGCTGGTATGTGCGTCGCGCTTCTCTTCGTTGGTCGCGGCATGAAAGGCAAAGCGCCATTCGATATCTTCGGGAGTCACTAGAACGCGGGTTGCCTTCGCTTGATGTTGACATTAGTAGTTGGCGCACCGCTGGAATTAAGACCAGCGAGCATGGTAATCAGATCCGGAGATCCGCCAGGACCCATCTGGGCTTGGCCGGGGGCCGGAGGCATACCGCCAGGGGCACCCATTCCGGGAGGCATCATGCCGTCAGAACCGGGAAGGGTAGGAGACATGGCCCCTGGCGGGGCCTCGGGTGGGGCAAACGCCTTCTCAACAATGTCTTCCAGGGCCTTGCCCTTTTGGGCGCCCTTGATGACCGCTGCGATTTTACTGATTGCGCTGGCTGGGTCCATTCCCTGTTCCGCCAGCAATGGAATGGTGTTCGCGTAGCCGGCCAAAGACTGGACCAGAGAGTCTCTCAGGTCTTCGACGACAATGCGCTGTTCCTCTTGCGTGACATTGATGCCGAAGGGAAACTGCCGCCTAGCCAGATCCTTACTGATGAGGCGTGCGCCAAGAAGCTGGAGAATGAAGACGAGCGACCGGTTCGGATCAAGGCCAACGGCAAAACCATAGGAAACGTCGACAGAATAGTCGCCGTCTATATCTCGGCTAGGCTTCCAGCGGATCTCATACGGCACACCATCTTGGTTGCCGCGAATGCTTCGCTCATCATCGGGCCAATAGTGCTCATCCATTTTGAGGCTGAGCCGCATGGCCTCACGAAAGGCACCGGCGAAGACGTCTTGCGCAGCACGGATCTGGCTATCAAATCCGCCCTCTAGAGCGCGTACGCCTTGACCAGTGATGATGCTGCTATCAAGATTACCCGTCCGCGTCTGCGGATAACGGGCACCGATGCGAAGTTCATTGTCGAGAAGCTGTGATTCGGCGAAAGCCGCTTGCGGCAGATCGGCACCAACGATGCGAATCTTCTCGGGATTCTGGCTCCTAAGTAGAGCCATTGCACCGAGAGAGAACTCTTGGACATCCATGGGCACCGCAAGGGGTGCCTCGGCTGCTCGCTCGGCTGCCGCCATCGCCAGATTGGCGAAACGGTTACGGGCTACCTGCGTCCAGAGGACATCGGCGAATTGACCTCTACCGCGCTTAAGGCCGGGGCGTTCTGCGTAGGCTACCGCGCATTCACCCATGGTGTTCTTCGCGTCCGCCAGGACCAGGTTATGCCGCTCCGGCGCGTACATCATCGTGCGTTCGTCATCCCGATAAAGGATGACTTCGATCATGCTTTGAGAATATGGCGTATCGGTCGGTCCGGGAATGCGATCCGCATACTCGGGATACTCGATGCATAGTTCGGCAATGCTCTTCTTGAACACCTGCGTGAAGGCGTGGCACTTACCGTAGCGATCGACTTCCGCATACGTATTGCGAGGATCGATCAATTGCCAGCGCGGCGAGCGCGCCTCAAAGTCCGGCTCAATCAGGATCGGCATACGCCCATAAGAGGCGTAATAGTCGGCACCGCTATACATCTGCGTCTGTAGATCAGAGTGCGTCAGATAGTGGGCCATGCCCTTGGTCTTCTTGTCGGCCTTCGATCGGGCCGCATCCGAAACCATATTGGTCGCCGAGCCGTTGAAGCTCGGAAGCGGAGCCAGTGATTCCGCTACATCACGCGCGGCGATGTCGACGAAGTTCGCAATGATCGGCTTCGGAAAGTCCTCCGAGAACATTCCCGGAAAGACATCGTCGATATTGCCGTCTCGCACTGCGAAGACATCAGCGTCAGCACGATCACGCTCAGACTGGCTAGCCCTAAGCTCGTCAACCTTGGCAAAGATGGCCTTGAGGGGCGTTAGCGGGCGGGGAGTGTAGTGTGAGAAAAGCATTATGCGGCGTTGCTCGCCTGGATCAGATCATCAATATGGATGACGTTTTGATATCCGCGCCGGTAGCGCGGAACATACTTCGAACTCATATGGCTTTTCGCGCGCAAGGTGCGCTGCTCAACCACTTGCCTCGCCTTGATCTCCGCGAACCAGAGCGCTAGCGGAAGGTCCTGAACAAGGTCCTTGCCCTTGGCTCCAGGGCGCCAGGTGACGAGCTGCTCAATGAGAGCCTTCACGCCTTCCGAGTTGTGCGAGGAAGGAAGCGAGATCATCCGCTCTTTAAAGAGAGGAGAAAGTGAAGCCACGCCGAAATCAGGGTCAAGCTTGTTGGTCCCGGTGTAATGCTCAAGCATCGCAACACCGCGATTCGCAAGGAAGGAGCGGATCTGCTCATCCCTTGTGAGAAAGAGCTGAAAGGCGTTCTTTTCGACGATCCAGCATGACGGCTCATACTTCGTGGTCCAGCTCTCAATGATGTCTCGGATTGCTGATGGCGAAGGAGCGCGCATGCGATGCGCTTCGAGCACGTACCTTTTCAGCGTCTTCGGATCAACCGCATAGGCAACGGTGGCCGTCTCGCCGGCCATAGCAGGGTCCATAGCGCAGATGACATAGAGGCCGTCCATGCCGTCTGGCCGGTCGTGATGCTTGTTGTTCGCGCTCAGTCGGCCAACCGTGCGGTTGCCGTTGACGCAGGCACGGATGTCTCTCGGGTCAAAGATCGCGTCGCTTGACACGTCCATCTGCTGATAGACCATCGACCAGACACGGGGATCGATGCTCTTCCGTCGACGAGCAAGGCGAGGCCCATCCCATCGGGGGTAAAGCCCATCCTCATCCGGAAGGTCATCACTCCGCGGCCACGGCCGGTCGCTCTTCGGCCAGAGCGTCACCCAGTCGTTCGGATCATCCGCCGTCTCCAGGACGGCCGGCATGCCGAGGTAGGTCCAAGGCGAAACGCCATCCTCATAGTTGTCCGGGTTGCGGAGCTCCCGATACAGGTCAACCGTGTCGACGCGAGTGCCAACCACGATCAGTTGCCCGGTGTCACCAAGCCGAGACAAAACGTCCTGTTCCAGCCATCTTTTCTGACTGGCGTACTGAGAGGCGTTGGAGAGAAGGACTGCGTCGTCGACAAAAATCTTGGTGCTTCTCGCCCCGTAGATCTGTCCTCCGATGCCAACGATCTGGACCGTAGGGTCCTTCTCCTCCGGATTCCGGATGGCACTCGGGAACAGGATCTTCGTGGACTGCCACTGAGCGTCGTCAGAGTCGAACCCCTCAGGGGGCCCGAAGTCCTGTTGGAGCTGGGCATACCTCGGGTGAGTCAAACGCTGCTTGATGGCCCAAAGCATCTGGCTAGCAAGTTCGGCCGTCTTTGATACCAGGACGATTCGCTCGTCCGGATTCATGCACAAGAGATACGTAACGTAGTCAATGGTGCATGTGACCGTTTTCGCGTGGTCAGGCGGGATGTTGATGAGAACCATCTGCCGGTCGTTCTGCTCGTACCGCATCGACGGATGGAGCCAGCGAGGCTCCCGGTTCTCGATGACGTCGATCATGTTGAGCTGGTGCGGAAACGTCGCAGCCTGTAGGTACTTCAGGCGCCAGTCGGCGAAGGTCATCGAGCGGTTGGCGGGAGTCGGACCGTCTTCACGGACGGCCCGCACGACTTGAACCTGAGCCTTGAAATCCGCGTCACTTCGAAGCCAGTACTCGTAGCTTCGGGGCCCTCTGCCCACGGCAGCCGTCGCGGATGCAACGGTCCTACCGGCTCTGAGCTGGGCTAATACCAGTTCCTTGGCCTTGGCAATTCCAACGCGGTTGACTGCTTGATTACTAGTCCGCAATGTGGCTAAAGTATGTTTTGTCCGACCGGAACCCAGCGCGAATGGGGGTTCACCTGGTGGAAGGTCGGAACGTCAGGAGGGTAAATAGGTCAGGCGTATGCATGCCGGGCGTCGTTCTCGCCGAGCTGCCATGCGTGTATGCGTCTGACCTTCTCAAACTCTCGGTGGCCCACCGCGGTTACATAGGGCTGCCGAGCTGGGCCGATGGCTGCTCAATGGGCACGCATTCGAACCGACACCTGCGACCACGGGTAGTCATCGGCTCTTCAAAGCTTGGCGTCACGACATCGTGCGAGTCTTCCCCGGACTCCAGCACGGACGCCAAGAGCCGGAGTGAGCGCGCCCCGTTAGATCGCCGTCTAACCACACCCACCCCGCTCACTCCGGCACCGAAACTGCGCACCAAAGGCAAGGTAAGAAATGCGGCGTTCAGAACAAGACGCGGCGCTTGAAGAGCTATACGCCCGAGTGCCGGCCGTCAACTGCGTAGGGGATTGCTGGACCGAATGCAGCTCTATCGACATGAGCCCTCGGGAGCGGCAGCGCATCACGGAAGCGGGAATCCGAATACCGGATCGCCTTACGATGATCGCCGCTCAGGTCCGGAACGACGGGGCCAAGTGCCCCGCGCTCAATGCGCAGCGTCGCTGCTCGGTCTACGACCGCCGACCAATGATCTGCCGTATCTGGGGCGCAAGCAAGATGCTTGTCTGCGTGTGGGGCTGCAAACCGATTGAGGGGCGCTACCTCACACATGCCGAGTCGATGGAGCTGCTCCACCTCAGCCGTTCGATCGGCGGAGCCGATCCGTTCGAGCTGCCGGGATATGAGTATCTCGACCAGAACCCCGATCACGCGCGCCTGGTGGCGCGTGGCCGATACGTGGAAAACCTCGTGAGGGGATCAAGATCATCCGCCCAACATTAGCCCGCTGCGCTCGCGTAGCCGGCGAAGGACTGAGGGGCACCGCTAGGTGCATCGCCTTACTTGCTACTGCGGGAGCTAGGGCCCCGCCACTGCAAGACCATTGCGTAAGGGGAAGGGCCCAAAAGCCCTTCCCCGCTTGCGCTCTATAGGCACTACAGAAAGTCATGGGTTTGTCACCGCCGCACCGAGGCGGCGATAGGCATGGCTCACCGATCAATCGTGATGGAAGCCATCACAAGCTCCGGCCTTTCGGGGCCGGAGGCCAGGCAAGCACTGGCTAGTGGTTGCCGTCGCCCCGCAGGGCGACACAGGGGCGCCGAGCCAGCGCCCCATTAATCAACCCCCTATATATGTATTGCTTGAGGAAATGGAACCTTCCTTAAACAAAAAACATAACGATCTGGTAACGCCAGATACATGCAGGTCAGGGGGGTGAAGTTATACAAAAATATCGGGATGGATAGTAGAGGGGGAAGGGGGGCCGGCATTTAAAGCCGGCGGGTCAAGATCAGCTCATGCGCGGTGGGAACGATAACGGTTGTCATTTTCATTCTATCACCGCAGGTCACAGCCTTGCGCCACCTGGCGCACAGGCAAGGCACCTGTCTCATTTGAAAGCCAATCTGACCGCATATGGGCCCTGACCTCGTGATATGTGCGCCGGCGAGGCGCATGTACGGGCGCTTACCACGAATGGCAGCGTGCTGACAATCCAATCCCACCGAATTCCCTGGAATCGCGGCCACCTCATCAGGGCGATGAACGCAAGCCCGAACCGAGCGATGAATCCAGCCCTTAGGGCCTGGAGTGAAGACCTTAGGAATCCAGATCATCTAGGACTGTCGGCGACTCCTGGTCACCCAAGCAGCCGCTTGGAAGGTCTTCACTCGTCCACACAATGAACTGGGATGAAACAGAATCTCAGAATTTGTGTTGACAGGATTGGGTACCGGTACCCAATATTGACCCATCGCACCGAACGAAAGCGCCGAAGGCCCCTAGCAAAGGCTCGCGGATAGCAAGTAGATCGGGCCCGAAACGGGCACTCGCGAACGATTCTTAAGAACTTCATAGCCTGCACCGCTAGGGATGGGGTGGCCTCGCAAGGGGCATCGATCTTGGCTCTGTCCAGCTCCCGAATGGTCGCGTGAAAGGCAGGTGATCATGACTCTCTATGGGTTCACGGGCTTCCGTCCGATCTCCAGGGAGAGCACTATGTTCGATTCCGTTGCATTCGTCGCCAAGATGATTCTCTGCTCGGTTCTCACTATCGTCTGCGCGGTGGAGATCCTCCCGTTCGGGATGGAAGCCATCGCCTATTCGACCGACCGTGGCGACGTCACGTCTACCGTTCTTAGCCTCGCCATCGTGGCAATCACGGGGCTGGCGATCATCCTTGTTCCGCTTGCGGTCTATAGCGGCATCAAAGGCGAGATCCGCCATAACCGAGCCATGCAGCACAGCGCCGAACGTCGTCGCATCATGGATGCGGCAATCGCCGCGCGTTCCGCTCAATTCGCTTCACGTTCAGCCAATTAGCCCTCACCCCGTGAGCCCATAAAGGGTCGTGATCACTAGCGAATGTGTCTCTCTGTGAGGTCAACGGCCCAATGAGAGGAAACGCAATGAACACGTATCGCGTACAGGTTGACGCATACAACAGTTCCGAGAAAGTTCCGGACGTCACCTTTACATACGACATTCGGGCGTACGATCGCGCCGGTGCCATATGGAAGGTCCCGCTTACGCACTACACCGCCGTCGCGACATACCCCGAATGGCGAATCATGACGGCTGAGGTCCTACGCATTCCAGTCGAGCAAGAGGCTTCCATCGTGGGTGCCGACAAGATCTCGGATGCGAGTCTGAGAATCGGTGGTCACGGACCCTATGCGCCGTGGAACGTCATCGACTGATGGAATTCCGTAGCAACAGCTTCGGTGGTCGAGACGCCATCAAAGGCGCGCAGATCGTGGGCCGTACCAAGTCAATCAAGGGTGGCCTTTGGGCACCCCACATCAAGATTCGCACTCAAGGGTTCGAGTCTTGGAAACGACTCAAGGGCGACTACTCCACGGAGGAGAGCGCCATGAACGCCATTGTCCAGCACTTCAGTTAGCAGCATGGCCAACCCCGTTGGCCTCACAAAGAGACACAATCGCGACAAGGCAATCCTCTGCGGGTCAGCAAATTAATTCGAGAGGATACGAAATATGTATTTCAACACGGAGCGCGTCGAACTTCTTGGTGAGTGCGACGGGGCGTTTCTGATAGTGGACACTGCCAAGCACGTTGGCACGACCCACAGCGACAAGGAGGTACAGAAGGACTTACGAGAGCACGTCAAGGACTGCGAGATCTGCCAAAACACGATGCTCATGGAAGGTGCGTTCAGTCGCTAAGCGTTGCACCACAAGCCGGCATTTGTCGGCTCACACGGGATCGCCTTGTCGCCAGACCATAAGGAGAAACGTGTCATTAGTCGATGTTATCCCGGTGAACATGCGCCTCTTGGCGCTCTCGGGTAACGTCCAGATCTTTGCCACGGATAGAGCGTATCGGTTCATGATCAATGGCGCGTGGTGCGCTGAGATCGAATACAAGACGATCAAAATCCCCAGCGATGATCCCGACTTCCCCGAAGTGCTCACCGCGTTGTGGGAGACGGGCTGTCGCCAGGCTCGCATCCGCTACGCCGCACACAAGGGACCGATCTACGCCTAGAAATGCATCGGACGCCCATCTCCGGATGGGCGTCCTACCGCATGGCTAGTTGAACGAGAGGTGACCATGCCGCGTTTACTGGAGATCACGACCATCTACGGCATTGAATGGACCGGAGATGGAGATCGGGTCAAGGATCAAGACGGAGACTACGGCACGCGCCGTGAAGAATCCGTGATCGATGTCGACGCAGAATTAGCCGATGATGACGACCTGGATTCCCCGGCCGATGTCGTCGCATCGGCTCTGACCAACATCGGTGCCCTGGAGTACAGCCGGATGCCGTTTCAGCCGGGGGGCTGGTATTCGCACACGGAATACGTCACGGCTCCGCCGACCGAAGATGAGACCACGGTAAGGCTCCGGGGTTTCACCCCGGAGGATGAGTGTGAGATTTACGAGCGCTTGCGGCGCGCGTGTATCGTCCTTTGATCGCCGGAAGTGCATCGGGCACATCTCTCCCAATGGGAGGTGTGCCCTTTTGTATGGCCGGAACAGATGGGAGTAGCTAATGCCCCAGTGGCGTAAAGCCGCCGTCGCTCTCGACGGAAGCACCACCAAGTACGAATGTGAGGTGTCGGAAGAGACGTGGAACGGGTCGGAGATCCCGCGATTCAGTCGCCGCATCGCGGCGCGGCTCGTCTGGGATTTCACCACCGACCTGAATTGTGAGATGCATTTTGAGTGGGTGGGTGGCTCCATTCACATCGTAGACCGCGATTGGCGGGAGGTCATTCCCGAGATCGATGGTTGGTACCACTGGCCTTCAGGCTGGGCCTGGATTGAAGTCTGATCATTGCACCATTGGCCGGTCATCGGGGCCCGGCCATGCAATGGAGTGATCAGCAACAGCACCAATGCACTCCAGAAAGGCCGTGATGCACTACAGGGAACAGTTACGCAAGCGTGTTCGTGCGGGAATCCGATTCCTGGATGACCGCAGCGCAGCACACTCGATCTATATCCCCGCCGACTGGCGCGGCGAGATCGATTGGGAAAATCTCGACATGAGTTACTTCGGCTCCGATGTGCTGGAGCAGATTCTCTCACGTCGCAATCTGGATGGCCGGAAGATCGGATTGTCCGGTACGGATGTGATCAGTTTGGGGTTCGACCTTCCCAGCCTTGAGGGCAGTCGATATGAGCTGCTCACCGAAGTCTGGAAAGAAGAGGTGGGCGCATGAGCGCATACATGCTCATCCGTGCCGATAAGGGCGGTGAGTTTCTGGTCATGGCGGTAACGCCGGGGCCGACCTTGCTCGCGGGGCGCATAGAGCCCCGTGGCGATCAATGGGCCATCCTTCACGTCAGCGATGCTGTGTGGGGTCTGACCGCGAATCCGCTCGTGGACCTTGATCGGTTCGTGGATCAGTTCATCGCGGAGATACCGGCCGAGTTCAAGGATGCGACCCGTGAAGCGTAGGCAGTGCCTTGTCTGCGTGGTCTGGCTACCGTCCTACGGCGGTTCCGCGGTCGCGTTCAAGCTCCAGGGCAAGGAATACGTCCGAACCCCGCGACGGTTCTGCGTTCCCTGTGGGGTCAAGTACAACTTCGTGATCCCGACCGCTGGCCAGGTAGCCGGCGATGCCTGATTGCAACTTCCAGCCACAACACTGCCCGACGTGCGGAGCACAAGGCTTTGTGCTCAGCAACTACGGCGGAGATGGCCTCACGGCCATCATGGTCTGTTACGAGAACCACCGATGGACGGCTACAGCGCCGAAGTAGGCGCTAGGCTCTTGGTTGGCGTCGAGAGGTTCCCCATGATCGTGGGGGTTGGCAATCCCGACAAGGCTAGGACGGCCGATGCCTGCGACGAAAACCGCCTACTACGTCATCATCCGCGATACCCGAAACGATGAGGTTCGGGAAAGCGGTTGGGGCGTGTATGCAGATCCAGAGACCGCAGATCACGTGGTCGAACGAGTCAATGAGCGGGAGCGGATCAGAGGTGGCACGACTGCGGTCGCCTTCTGGCGAGAGACCCGATGGGATGCCGAGCGCTATCTTCCATCTCTCGCCGATGGCAAGCCTCTCGACTGCGATAGCCCAGACTTCCTGACAAGCTGATCATTGCGCACTCCCTCATGAGCTTGGACAGTCGTGAGGGACTCGGAGCGATCAGACGCAACAGAAAGGGCCCCCGTAGGGGCCCCGAGCTCGTCTGTGTCTAGGCGCGAACCGCGCCGATGTCCTTGGTGAACTGCAACCACTGAACCCCGACCGCGCCCTGGCCTTGCTTCAGGGTGTCATGCCTGGATACGTCGATGGCCGCGCCGCGCGGTGCGGGAATGTGGTAGGTCACCACGTGCTTGCCGCTCTCCTTCCGGATGGAAGCGATGCGACGGCCGTTCACCGAGCCGACCAGTGCGCCCGGAAGGCCCGTGTAGTTGCGCCACATCCACTTGATCAGCCATTGACCGGCCTGCGTCCCGGCGTCCCATTCCGAGGGCAATGGCATGTACTCTGCATTGGTCACGGACATGCTGTCCCCGGCTTTCCGAAGTAGAGATTCACCCAATCAACTCGCGTGTCCATGGCCGCTATCAGCGCTTCAGGCGTGTCGCCCTGGGCGCCATTGCGCATGGATGGATCTAGGAAGTTCTCGTAAGCGATGTAACCGCCTCCTGGTCGTTCGCGGATGTCCCATGGGCCGATGTATGGCCGTAGCTCTTCGGGCAATGCTGTGTGCATAGCGGCAGCGTACGTCGAGATGCCTACGCCTGCCTACCCCTCACGACACGTACGCCCCGGTAGGCTGCGTCACCGCTGGTCACATACGTTGATCGTGTGAGCGAGCGTGACCACCAGGAGGAGCCGGAGGTTCGGTTCTATGACGACGTGCCCAAGTACCGGACGCTGGTTGATCATTTCCGCAAGCTGATCGCTGATGGCGTCCTGGTCCCTGGTGACCGGCTACCCGGTGAGCCGGCGATGGCCGCAAGGTTCGGGATCGCACGCCGCACGGCGCGGCGAGTCCTTGATGAGCTGCTGGAGAGCGGAGAGGCGTACGCCGTGATCGGGCTCGGGACCTACGTCAGCGACCCTGAGACGGGTGGAGCTCCCAAGCGAGACTGATTGACGCATATAGATGACCTCAGAGGGATTATTTCCTCTGGGGTCTTTTTGTTGCGCCAATCGCAACAATGGACGGCGATCAAGAAAGGATAGAGGTGAGACGTCTCAGTTCTGCCGAAGCTGTGATCATCGGATTCGCCCTGGTGGCGATCCTGATCATGTGGCTCGGTGACTGATGATCGGTATTCGTAAAGTTCGCGACCGGATCGTTTCGCGCGTCATCGCGCCTATCTGGCCGAAGCACTACCACGCCGTGTCAATCCTCGCGTCGAATGGGGGTATGTTCGGCCCTCCCTCAATCACGATTGGTCTGTCGCGTGCGACAACCAGTCGGAAGAGCGCAGCGCGCCTTCTGAAGGAGGTTCTGTTCCGTCATTGGGACAAGCATGAGGATGACTGCCTTCTCAAGGAGTGCCCCGCCGAGGGGCTTTTCATGAAGGCCATCAACGGCGGATACAAGGAACAGCCCGTGACCGTGGTCGGGGACATCGCCGTGACCATCGTGCCGTGCGTGCGCGGATGGCGTTCGCGGGTGTGTCACAAGCACTTCGTTCGCAATCACCGGACGAGAATCATTCAGACGTTCCGTGACATGGCGGAGGATGGCGAGGAAGTGACCACCCCGCCGGAAGCGCCTGCCTACATCGGCAACTTCATGTGATGGAGAACTTTCACGAGTGGTTCGCACCGAAGGTGCCAGCACTGATCGTGGTTTTTCTCTACTTCGCGGGGTATCTCTGGCTCGCTCATTACGTTCTGGAGAAAATCCCCGAACTGGTCGTGCGTCCACTGGGCAGCTTCGCATACGGCACTGCCGGAACGCGGTGGCTGTTCTTGCCGATGCTACGGAAGTCGACTGGATATGGCTCGTTCACGGCGTATGTCCAGGCGCAGCAGGATGACAGGTGAAAGTGCTTGTCGTCGGTTCTTGTTCCTGGCCTCCTTGGCGGGAATGGGACGTACACATGGGGCTCTATCAGGCCATGGGGCGCGTTCTGAGCGCCCCTGGTCGCCCTGGAAAGCTCATAGTCATGCACGGTGACGCCGGCAACGGTGACATCCGTAAAGGCGGAGTTGACGCAATGGTCAGGCGATGGTGTGAAGAGCATGTTCCCCGCTACGCGGGCAGGCTTGTCGAAAAACGCCTACCTGCCGATAAAGCGCTAGACGCACGCCCTGACGTCGTGTACGCATTCCATAAGGAAGGAGATGCAGACACCACGGATTACGTGACCCGTGCCGCGAACGCGGGCATTCGCGTCGTCCACTTCGAACTAGCCTAAACGTCCCAACCAAACATCATCGGGGAACCGGCGAGGGGAAAACATCGGGAAGATGATCATCTAGAACGAGGGATTGCACACAGCGCCATGGAACACGAAGACGAAGAGAAGGAATGGGAAATGCCTGAGACGCTCAAGGAGGCGCTCAGGGTTGCCGAAGCCCACATCTCAGACGTCCAGGAGAACACCGCAGGCGAGCGCCTCAGTGAGCGCGATGCGGCAGAGGAGCTCATGAAGGATATCCTGGCCTTCCTCTACCACACGGGCGAGGACGCCGACACCTCTCTTGCGATTGCGAGGGAGAGGGCAAGGGCAGTAACCGGGCTCTAACGTCTCAGGTCCTTTGGAGAGGGCTTCACGGCCCTCTCCATTGGTCGTGGGGCATTGGGCCCTACGCACGGAACGGAAAGGCACACAGCGCCGTGCACAACATCATCATCGGGGCGGCCTTGATCGCCATCGGGGTTTTCTGCATTGGCCTGCTCTTCATCGGCACCTGCATTTGGATAGGTGTGCGAGAGATGCAGGACGAGATGAAGGAAATGCACGAAAGGATGATCAGGAGTACGCCGGCCTTGCCGGGCACTCCTACGGCTGCCGCTTCCAGCGGAAAGCACGCGACGAATGACAGAAACGGAATGGGAAACCCTCTCGGAGCTAGCCAGGCGGTTTCAGGTGTCCCGAGAGGCGTTCAAGCGGTATCAAAGGCGGGAGGGTTTCCCCACGGGGCGGAGCCGCCCAGGCGACAGGCGAGGCACGCAAGAATTCCCGTTGTCGCGGGTTACGGCATGGCTTAAGGCCAACGACCTTCCAGACTACGAACGGCAAGAGTACGAGCAGAACCGCAGGCGCTAGGGCCTATCGGGGCCCTAGCCTTTAGAATCGCACACAGCGCAGAAAGTAGGAGATATGGCAAGGAAAGTGGTAACCACCGTTACCGATGACCTGGACGGCAGCCCGGCTGCCGAGACGGTCACGTTCTCGCTCGATGGCGTCAACTACGAGATCGATCTGAACGACGCCAACGCGGCGGAGCTGCGGAAGGTCCTAGAGTTCTACGCGAACAAGGGCAGGAAGGCTGCCGCCTCGGCCCCCCCTCCCGCCACTCGCACCGGTCGGGCCGGTAGGCCGACGACTACGGGCTCGGCTGCGGCGAAGGCTGCCATTCGGGAGGAGGGCGCGGCCATCCGCGCGTGGGCTCGGGCCAACGGCTACCAGGTGAGCGAGCGTGGGCGCATCGGTTCGGGGGTTGTCGAGAAGTGGCGGGCTGCCGGGAGTCCCCGGACGACTCGCGTCGTCGAGCCCAGGCCTGAGCCTGCGGCGCCTGCTGAGCAGCCCTTAAAGGATGAGCCGGCGAAGCCCGCCGATGTCGCCCAGGGCGACGAGCACACACAGGAAGCCGTTCGGGCACTGGCGAAGGTCGTCACCTTCCAGGCGGCACCTCCGGAGCCCGATGCCGAACCGACGCAGGAGCCACCCAAGAAGCCCGCACGCAAGAGGGCCCCTAGGGCGAAGGTCGAGCCGGTAACGGCTGCTGAATAGCAAGAACCCCCTCCTTCGGGAGGGGGATTTTTTTATTTGTCCAGAAACAGCAGAACCGCCGCTCCTTGCGGTCACCCTAGCCTTTTGGCTTTCGGGCTCCTACGGAGCGGCGGTTCATCCCCTCGTCGGGCGGGAGGCCCGTCGGCGTTGTTCAACCGGTCAGAGCCGAACAATTCATAGTATACAAGTTGATCATGGCTTGACACAAGCTAGTCCCCCATGGGGTCCTTGCGGTACGGGCTTGACCCACCCAATGCCTTCTGGAGCTTGACCAGGGCGTACGACACTCGGCTACCGATGCCCTTCTCTGTGGTGCCCAAGATGCGTTCGATGCGCTCACGCTTGCCCTTGGCTGTGGCCAGGTTGGCGACCATGGCAGCTAGCTCCGCATCGCTGTACGCGCCCATGTCTGCGAACCGGAACTTCAACCTGTTCCGGTACTTCCGTTGTGTGCGCTCCAAGCCGCGCTGCACGTCCAGTAGCGAGACGAGCCAGTTGCCGCCTGCGGCGGGATCTCCCGAGCTTGAGACCTTCTCGCCCTGCGTCCTGGTGGGCTGCGTCAAGCCTTCCTTGTAGTACCACTCCACAAGTACCCGCAGTAGGCCGACGCTGTAGAACGCCTCATCCTCGGGCTTGTAGCCCACCTGCGCGGCCAGCTCCGCCCTGCAATACCTCTCTCCCGCACGGCGGGCGATCAGCCTCATACGGTTGCCCATGTGCTGGGCTTCGCCCTCATCTTCGAAGTCTCCGGCCCAGAAGTCTTCCCACTCAAGGAGTACCTTCGGGGTTGCCAGGAAGTACAGCACGATTTCTTGGATAATGTCGTCAATGGGGCATGACACATACCTGCGAGCCAATCCGAATGCCACTTGCTGAGCGAACGGGTAAAGGTCGTCAATAGCAGAAGAGGGGGCCTTGGCCCCCTCTTTCTTGTTTTCCAGGAGATCAGCATACATGCTGATTAATTACCCGGAATCAGTCAAAGCAATCGTTTGTGGCCTTGTCGAGATCAAGCACCGCGTCAGAAACACTCTTCTCGATGTCAATGAGACTGGCGTGCGCCCAGGTGATGCGTTCCTGAAACGCCCGAAGGACGTCACTGATTCGCGGTCTCACTTCGAAGAGCGCTTGCTGTTCATCAGGGTCGGGAGTCCCGACCAAGGTCTGTGTCATTTCCCTCTTCTTTCCGCCACCTGTTCGCCTCGCGACGTCTCACAATCCGCACCCATTGACGTTTGCCTTTGTGATTTCCCAGGGTGAGCGAACTGTGACCTGGGCAACAGTCTTGATAATCCCGAACCTTGCCGAGCATTCTCACGCAGCGAGCACCAATCCCGCCTGAGTCAGTTCGTCTTGCGAGTTTTTGTCGAAGGTCATCTTGTAGACGCGATTCGAAGCCGTGTGGAAGATACAGATTCCTTCGGGCTGAGCGAATCCGGAGGCGATCACGCTGCCGTCCTTGATCAGGGCCGCCGAGATACGAAGAAGCTCGTTTGTGTCCAGGATTCCAGTCCACAAAACGGGCACCACATCAAGGCCGATCTCCGCAGCCCTATAAACGCCCTCATCCTCTCCCCATTTGCTCGTGTTGAAGAGGGAGAAATAGCGCTCGCCAGGTTTGCAGTTGTAGCCTCTGCCGATTCGATGACCCCACCATTCCCCGAAATGGCGACCAGGGCCCAGAGTCTCGGCCAGCACCTCGGAGTGCTCTCGCACCCAAGCCCCGAAACCGTGGTTGTCCTGTTCGCCTTCGAGTAGAAGGCGCTTACGCGATTGGGCGTGAACGGTTCCATCGTCATCGACGATCACGCATCCGTTGGTGCCGTCGATCTTCTCGGTAACAATGACGGGCTTCAGGAGGCGTGGAGTCTTCGGCCACGCGATGAACTCAGGCATTCACGGGCTCCGTCGAGTACAGCTCGGCAATGTACACAGCCCCGTCAGGGGGATTGATGGCGCCCGGCACTTCGACTCGGGTCCAGATCGTCACTCCCTCCCAGACTTCGAAGTTGGCAATCCCACCGAGGTGGGTCGCCGCGCTCTTCAGGTGAGACAGGGCGTAGTACGTGCGGACATCCCCCGTCTCGGGATCGACCAGGCCGAACAGTTCACGGTCCAGACCTGCCGGAACCTCAATGACCGTCTTTCCGTCGTCGACCACAGGCACCGGCTCTTCGGCCGGCTCGTCCTTCTCCTGGTCGTACACCTCATCCACGGGAGCGCTCGCAGGGGTGGTCACCTCATAGCCACGAGCGCCGACACCGGCCGCCATCGCGGCCCAGCGCTCACTAGACACGCCCGAGTCGGTACCCAGCCCCTCAAGCTCGGGAGCGGGCTCAGCCTTCTTGTCACGCTTGAACCAGTTAAACACTTGCGGTCTCCTTAGCTTCGCGCGCCTGAGCGCGCACAATCTGTGCGGTGATTTCCATCAGGTCTGCGGACAGTTCTCGCACTGCGGCGAGTCCATCCGCCAATGTTCCGCCGGCCACGACCTGTTCAGGCGAATAGGTAACGGTGTTCCACCCGATATAAACTCGCCCGTCTTCGCCCTGGCCAAAGCTGAAGTGGTTAGGCGGCGACTCGACAATCTTCTTCCCAGCCATCGATCAACTCTCCGATTGCTCTTGCTGCCTGCTGTGGCACTACGCCGTTACCGAGCAAGGTGAAAATTTCCCCGCGATGGAATGCGAAATCAGTTATCCATCCACGGCCCAAGCCCATCATCCATTCCACGAACGGCGCGGCTAGGCGGGGATTACCCTTCGGGCCAATCTCGGTAGGCGCGGGCGCCGTGCGCCCTAGAACGCCTTCCCATTGCTCGATTGCTGCTGTGTACTTTCCCCAATGGCCGGAGCCGGCCAGCGCCGTAAGGTCTTTCCCGGACTGCCTTCCGTTTCCCCATGCGCCACCACGCATCCCATGACCGTTAGGGCTTTGGCCGGTGTTCGGGGTGGGGAGAAGCTCAATCGCGATACCCGAGAGAAGTTTCTCGCCCTTGCGTGTGCCACTCCTTGAGCGCTGGCCTCCCGTCGCTAGGGCGACGGTGGGTGTGGGGAGAGCGTGAACACCACTTGATCCGCCAGTGTCGGACCATGCCCCCCGGCTCTCCTGGTCTCTGGTGGCCTTGCGCCGCCATTGCTGCCAAGGTTGGCCGTTGGCGTAAGTAGCAGCGACGAATGTCCGCTCTCTGATGTGGGGTGCTCCGGCTTCGTCAGCGCGTACGCTCGTCCATTGCGCGTCATACCCCATCTCGGCCAGCGCTCCGACGAGCCGCGGAAGACCGCCTTTGCGGAATCCGGGCACATTTTCCACGACGATGAGCTTAGGTCGAAGGACGCGAACGGCTTCAATGAAGGCGGGGATAAGGTCACGCTCATCTTGTTCTCCCTTCTGCGTGCCAGCTATTGAGTAGGGCTGGCATGGGATGCCGCCCACCAAGACCTCAACCGGTGAGACTGCGGACCAATCAACGGCGCGAATGTCGCCCAGATTTGGCACGCCGTAGCGCGCCCCTAGAAGCTGGCTCGCGGCCTTAGATGTGTCTGCCACCCACATCAGTTCGACGTTCTCAAAGAGGGCCTCTAGGGCGATCTCAAGGCCGCCGTAGCCCGTGCAAACCGAGCCGACTCTCATTGCTTCACGAATTCGTGAGTGACGTCTTCCCATACGGTCTTCGCCCGATAAACACGCAGAACGGGCTTCCATCCTGAGTGCCGCTTGCGTTCAGCGACCACACTCCGTGCTGCGCCGATATCCCCATAGAGGTTTCGCCCATTGGCCGCTTCGGGGTAAACCCGATAGACGCTCGCAGGCATCTTGTGTTCGGTCGTGCTCGTCTGATCCTTGATGACCTCACCGCGGACGAGTCGACAACACCCATCGCACCCGTGAACAGCCTCCGCCCAGGCGAAGTCATCGCCGCGCGCACGGCGCTTGCGGTCAATGTCGTCAGGGTCCGGATGGCCTACACCGTGCCGGCAAAGCCGCTCCATCAGTCCGCGATCCGAGCGCCACCCCTGACGCCACGACACCATGTGGTGATCGGATGGGTTGTGGATCGAGCAGTGCCTACCGGCACACATCCATCCTTCGTGGACCCTGAGAACCGTGCCGTTGTGCCAAGGAATCTCTTCCATGGCTAGGCCGCGAGGCTCAGCCCATCCTGCGTTGCAGGAGTGGGCGCCAGGAGGTGAGGGGCAACGACCTGGAGCTGTGCCAGGGTCCAACGGCAGTCGCCCAAAGCTGTGTGCCGGTCATAGTCGCCAGGGTCCACACCGATGGCCTTGCTCAGCTCGTCAGACTTCCACGGGAGCTTGAGCTTCTCGCCCTTGGCGATCAGGTAGCCGGCGACAAGGATCTCAATGTCCAGGAGGTGATAGTGCCAACTGGGCACGACGCCTTCACGCCGCATCATCGCGGCGAGACACTCAGTGTCAAAGTTCGGCACCGCTCCGACGATCGTCTTGCCTCGCGTCCAGCGCTCCACATCACGGGCAACCCCCGAGGCGCGACCGACGTATCCGCCAGGCACGAAGTCGGGATAGCGAGAGAAGTACCCGCCAACCTGGAGTGCCATCGGGTCAGCGTTGGCCTTGTCCCAATGAGTCATCTCGACAAAGGCGGCATACTCCTTGACGGTGCCGGTTGCATCGACAGTGACCATCGCCACGTCCCACGGCACCCGATCGGGCCGAAGGCTGTTCGTCTCGGTGTCAAGAACAACGATGTCACTCATTAGTCCTCACTCCAATGTTCAGGCAGCAATGCCATGAAGCCGGCGGCCTCGGTTTCCACTCGGCCCCACCACTCCTTCAGTACGCGCAGGGCGCCCGAAGTTTCATCGTCAGGCATCTCGTAGTCTTCGGCTCCATATTGGAGCCAGCTATAGATGCCTCCTTCGTGGTCAATCTTTGAGGCGACCGCCGCGCGGTCTACATACTTGCTCACTTCTTCGCCTTCTTCTTCGGCGGTTCCACGTCATCGCGACCGAAGACCGCAAGATTCATGAGGTTGTCCATCGCCTCATTCGCTTCGTCAATGAAGCGCGTCAACGCAAGGTGGGCCTCGGTCCACGACACTTCATCGGCAATGGTGGTGGTCGCGAACCCCGACCCGAGGGAAACGGTGTATCGCTCAGGCAGGTCATTGCCCTGCATGTCCTTCGATGCGAAACCCTGGAGCTTCCACTTCCAGTAACCGTTGCGCTCGTAAACCAGGTTCTCAGTCATCCGCTTTTCTCCACTCTCCGGTGAGGTATTCGAATTTGACGTTTTGCTTGCCGGCTGCGGATAGCTTTCGGTGACGTCGCTCGGCAAAGTAGCGAAGCGAATAGAGCCGTCCCGGGGATAGCTCGGCTGTGACTCGGTAGACCGTGGTGATGCGGTTCTTATCGACCATGGGACCTTCGACTTGCACACTTCATTGATGTAGTCCTCCCAAACTCTTTTGATCGTCTCTTCAAAGACCACAGAGCCCACGAATAAACTCAGCCCCCTTCGCGCAATACACCAGGTTCGGATCGGACTTCTTGCCCGGCGTCAGAATGGGAAGCTCTACGATTTCGGCTTGAGGAAGATCGGCCTTCACGCGCTCCGCCAGTTCCATCCCCACATTCGCCTCCATGTGGGAATCGTTGTCGGGCACGATGTAGATCTTCCTGAAATCCTTCAAGAGCAGCTTCCACGCGGTCTTACCCTTGGACCATCCGGAGGTGCCCGGCAATCCAACCGTGGGAATTCCGCACTGCTCCATGATCATCGTGTCAAATTCGCCTTCAACCATGGCGAGGAATCCAAGCTCATTGTCCAACGCGGCCACGTTGTAGAGAGCCTGGGAATCCCCGGAAAGGTACTTCGCGTGGCCTTCGTGGTGCTCATCCCACGGGCTGACGGTCTTGTCGGCCATGCACTGATCACGGATGCACTTGTACTTGAAGGCGACAATCCCGGCAGCCTTGATGATGGGGATTGTCAGCCGGCCAACGTATTGCTGATATTCAGCGTCGGCTTCCGGGCCGACGACTCCGAGCCGGAACCGGTCGATTGAGGCCGTGCTTAGCCCTCGCCCATGCAGGTAGGAGAGAGCTTCCGGACTCTCCATCAGCGTCATTTCGTGGCGCCTGGAAGCCTCTTCCAAGGATCTCAGTAGCCCTTTGCTTAGCTGCTTCATAGGGGATTTCTTCCATCCGCATGATGAATTGGATGGCCCCCCCACCCCGGGGTTCCCCGGGGCAGGAGTAGCACACCCATACACCCTTGTCGGAATTCACAGAGAAACTTGCTCTGCGTTCCGGATGGTCAGGGAAGGGACAACACATGGTCGCCTCCCCTGACCTATTCGGGGCGTCAATCCCGTAGTGCAGAAATAGCCTTTCCAAGGCCCTTCTCCACGCTCCTCAGGTCATCGAGAAGGAAATCCAGGGTGTTGGCGTGAGCCTCAGCCATGCGGGCAGTGACCTGCTCCGGAGTCTCGTTCCATCCCTGCGGCCTGCCGGCCGAATCCCGAAGACGATTCGCGGCAATTCGCCGGTCATCGGTGGCGGTCTGAAGGTCCTGCCGGACGCTGGCAATGTCATCCTGAAGATCACGCCAGACCTTGAGGTCCCTCTTCGCGGTCTCGCTCTTGGCGGCCGACGCGGCCGGCTTGTACATCCGCTCGAACGTGTTGACACCGATAATGTCAACCTTGCCGCCATCCTTCACGACGTACATCCCGGTGCCCGCATAGCGCCACGTCGCGCCCTGCGACGAGCGGACCTGGTAGCCGTGATCGGTCACGCCACAGCAACCCTTGACGTGCTCAAGGCCGACGACCGCGGCAAGCTCTGCCTTGGTGGTGGCGTCGGACACCAGGTGAGCCTTCACGGGAGTGCGAGAAACATAGTCAGTCATTACTTTGCTCCTTCGGGGAGGATGGGGATTTCGTCCAAGAGCGCACGAACGGTGCGGAGAATCTCCCAGTCCCCGGGATTGCCCGGGGTGAGGAGTGAAAGCTGATCGTTGATCCGATCGGCAAGCTTGCCGACGTGCCGGCGATAGGCGACGTACTGAGCGACGCCTTGAGCTAGAGCCGGATCAGTAGTTGTTTCCACTCGGATATCTCCTCATGTCGATCAGATCGACGTCGATGCCAACAGCCTTGAGCGCGGCCTGAATCAGATGGACCGATGCCCAACTGTCGTTGGGGCCGTAGACGTCGGAGTATGAGAAGTTCGCTTCTTCTACCAACTCGGCAGCGCTGGAGCCATACCGTTTGGCAGCCTCGGCAGAACCCCAAATGGCCTCTGCCATTTTGATCACGTCGGTGCTGTTGATCAGGCTGCCGTAATCCGGCTTCGCCTTGATCTCTTCGAAGGACTTTCCGGTTCTCTCGTGGGCCACGATTCCCAGCGCACAGAAGCACGGAACCCCACCGCGGATCTCGGCTAGCCCACCTCGGCCCAGATTGAAAGTCTTCTTAGTCTGCGCTTCCACGCTCAAGCCTTTCAATCGTCTCGTCGAAAAGCTGGATGACTTCTTCCTTGGTGCGCTCAGGCCGGTCATTCCACCAGGCGACGCTTCCGCCGAACCCGAGATCATCGTGGGCGGGGAGCTGATCGCGCTTCTCAAGGGTCGCGTGAAGAGCGTTCCGGGCTGCCCAGTACACGGCGAACTCGCCCGTGCGCGCATTCAGGAAGACGTGAGGGACCGCGCGGATAGATCCGAGCGAGCAATACTTGCCGCCGGCCTCAAAGGCGCCCTGAATCCAACCCCCCTCGGTAAGCCGCCGACGGCCCGTCTTGAGAAGAGCAATAATCTCATCCATCGGCTTCCTCCTTGGCCTTCTGAATAGCCTTCTCAAAGAGGGCCACGACGTCATCCTTGGTCCTGGTCTCGTCGTCGTTGAATTCCCAGAGGGCTTCACCGATCGGAGTCACCTCACGGAAGAAGGAGAGATCCGGTGACGCTTCGAAGGAGAATCCGGTGACGGGGAAGCCGTTGGCCGTCCGGTATGCGCCTTCGGCGCAATAGGCCGTGGCGCCATCAGCCAGGGTCGCCGTAAAGCCACCCTGAGTCCACTCATTCGCCTCAAGAAAGGCGAGCGCCTTCGTGAGGCGCTCAACCCGAGTACTCATCTCAGGACAGTCTCTTGCCGGTGATGCCACCCGTGAACCGATAGGTGAATTCGATACCCGCGCCGTCCAGGGCGAAGCCGATGTTTGCGGTGTCACGACGCCAACTGGACGTCTCGGAGCCGGACACATATCCCAGGAGGGATCGAAGGGTGGTGGCTTCCGTCCGGTTCATCTCCAGAATCACCACCTCTTCAGTCGCGGTCTGGACCTTCTCAATCTGGCGCTCTTTGACTTCAACCTTCATTGCCTTGTCTCCTTAAGGGCAGTGCGGATTAGTTGCCGATGGTCTTCAGGTGGCCTTCAACGTACTTGCGCTTGAAACCCAGGTTGACCAGCCCGAAGTCGTAAAGCCTGTTGTAAAGCGGGTCGACGAACTTTCGAACGGTCTTGTTTGAACCGCCCACAGTGCCGGCGATTTCCGCGAGGATCGCGGCCTCTTCCTTGCTCAGCTCCAGGACATAAACCTTCTCGGTCTCCGTCACGGTCTTCTGGACATCACGGGTCTCAGTCTTGGCAAGCATTAGGATCTGTCTCCTCAATCACTGATGGGTCTTGCATGTAGATGGGGATGTCTCGGAAGTTGAGGGGGGCTAGGCCCCCCGCTTTCCTCAGTACGCGAGCCTGGTCGAAACGGTACTTACCGTCTGGCGAGAGCATCCATTTCGCGAAGAATGGTTGCTCCGTCGGGTGTTTGAAGCGCGCGACTAAGCTCGTCGTATCGTGCCAGCCGGTCTCCAGTCCAAAATGAATCAGCTTGAGAATTCGCGGAGGCACTTCCTGTTCCCAGGGAAGGAGTTGCCGTTCCATAGCCAGCCTTCTTGATGAGAAGTTTGGCGAAACGCCAAGGGGTGAAGGTCAGCCATTCGTCCAGGGCTGCCGGCCCTTGGCCGGTCATCCTGACGACGTTCAGAGGAATGTCACCAGGACCACTATTACGTGCTGCCTGGCGGGACCATTCAAGGGGACGGAAATTACGTCTGGCTTTGACCTCAATGGCGAGGCCAGGAGTATTGAGAACGTCAACGCCGACGTGTCCGCTTTCTGGTGGGATCGCGTCCGGATAAATGTCCGTGAGATCCTCTGCCACATAGTCTTCACTCTTTCGGCCCCGGCTAACCCTTGCATCCGTCATTTTCTTCAACGATTTCTGAGCTGACGGGCTTCGGGTTTTGGGGCAGCGCAGCAACCGCCAATGCCACTCCAGCTAGAGCAGCAATAGCGATGCCCTTTTGCGTGGGCTTAGCTGACATCGCAACCACTCGACGACGAAGAGCTGTAGTCGGTAGTGCTTGTCTCTACCGGGCTGCTGAAAACTGGAGTCTCAACGGCCGGCACATCAAAGCCAAAGGCCAGGCTCGACGGAATACCGTCCGGCCGAATGACGAGCGTTGGGGGCTTGCTGTGACGACACTCGCACGATCGGAGTCCGGCGCAACCGCGGCATCGACCCGTGCGGCATGAATAACACTTCATCAATCCATCACCATGAGATCCATCGCAGAATTGCCCCTGTATGGCGCTGAGAGCGCCGGAGAGGCCTGATAGGGAACGAACGGGTATTGCGGTAGGGGCTCGCTGATGGCGAGCGTTTGAGGATTCAAGAGGAAGTGATGCGGGTTGTTGGCGCCGGGATCTTCCCGGCCTTCACGGTTCTTGACGGCAGCCCACCAGAGGCGATCATCGGTCTTGCCGATACTGAGAATCAGGCTCGGCAGTTCGACGATCTTTCCCTTGACCGCATCCATGGGTGAGGGCCGGTCAAGCTTCTGGCCACCGATGTTCGTATGGTGCAACATATGAACTGCGGCTCCGAGTTCATCGGAGAAGTAGTCGAGAACATGCGCCATCTCCCGCAGCCCCGACCATTCGTCGGCCGCATTGGGCAAGAGATTCATCATGTTGTCGATCACGATGAGCTCTGGCGGAATTCCCCATCGCTCCCGGAAAGCATCAATGATGTCTTCCAGTTCTTCCGCAGAAGGGCGTTTCTCAAACGCCAGAAACAAATGGTCTAGCGACCTAAGCGCAGCACGGTATTTCTCCTTGCCGTGGGCAGACTTCACGATCTCCTTGATAGAAGTCGTGGAATCGCCTGTGAGAAGTGCCGCCGCGCGGGCGGCAAATGTGAAACGGCTCATGTCGCATGAGACATAGAGCGTGGGAACGCGCACCTTGATAGCGTGATTCAGACCAAAGATGGATTTGCCGCCTCCCGGGCGGCCGACCGACATATGAAGAGCCGACCGGTAGAAACGTACTTGTGCGGCTTCCATGGATGGCCACACGGGAGGAAGCGCCTCACCCCGGCTTTGCTCTCCATCAAGGCTGCGATGAAGAGCCAGCACCTTTAACCCTTAGGCGGGTTGCACCACTGGCCCTTGTGGTCCCTGTTGCCGGTCGGGCATTCGTGGATGTGATACTGACCGTTCTTTACACTCTTCGGAGAAGGGTTGGCACCCTGACCGCAGGTGCTACACACCGGAGCAGTCATGCATCGGCTGCAATAGGTGCTCATCATCGGTGCCGGCTGAGCGACAGGCGGAACAGGCGTATTCCACACAGGCTGAGGCTGGGGCCACTGCTGAGGCTGCGCAGGCGGATACCCGGGCGTGGGAATCTCGGCAATCGTCTGGCCACCAAGTTCCTGCTCGATCAGACCAACGCCAGTCGGAACCGTGTTCAGGTCTGCGGCAACCGCCTTGATCTTCTCCAGCTTCCCGGCGACGAAGTCAAGGTTCTCTTCGAACTCTGCCGCGTTCGCGCCGCGAACGTTGATCAGGGGATCTTCGCCCTTACGCAGAGAAGCTTGGATACCGTAATCCATAATGCTATCCTTAGGGGGAAACAGCGGAACACCTGAAAGCGTTCCGAGGTCGAAGCCAAAGAGCCACCCTTAAAGCGCTAGCGGGCGGATGGGGTGGCTCTTTGGTGTTTAAGAGATGCCGAAACGGCGAGAATCCCGCGAATCATCGCGGGCAAGTAGACGAAAAGCCTTATCGGCTTCAAGGCGGAGCCGAGAGCTCCGCCGAAGGATTGCCAGGCGGGCTATGCCGCCAGAGTCAGAGCCGACGGCTTGTAGCCGGGATGGCTCGGATCGTGCTTCCATGCGTCGCGCCCCTTGGCGTGAGTGCAACTGTTTCGCACGTCGCACCATGAACAATGCCGGCCGGGGGATGCCGGGTATGCGCCGGTCTGTATGAGTCGCCACTGGGCTTCGATGTCGCCGGCCACGATGCTGGACGACAGGTGGCTGAGGGGCATCAGCGTCTTGCCGTCCTTGAAGATCGGTATCAGGTCGCCCGTGCGACCCTTGTAGATCGCCCCATACTGCGCCTGAACGCCGTAGCGAAGCTCCAGGCCCATCCGGTATCGCGAGAGCTGCACCAGATCCTCAGGCGACTGTGAGCCGAACTTGGCATCCCAGACCACCAGGGCGCCCGTGTCGGGCTCGACAAAGACGCGATCGATGTAGCCGAGAAACGGCACTTCCACATCAGGGAGCGGAACTTTGATCTCAAGCTCGACGGCCAGTTCGCCATCGGGTGTGATCCAGATCTCCCATGCGGTCTTCTCGCGCCATTCGGCGTACATCTGGCCCATCTTGGGTAGCTCGGCACGCCACCACTCGATGTCTTCCTTGTTGGGCCGCGCCTTGGTGGCTCGACCTGAAACCCGCCACTCATCCATGGGGATTCCGCTCTCGGTCTCCGTCCGAGAAACCTCAGCGTCCAGCACGGCACTTGCTTCGTCTTCCCAGTCCTCAATGGACCATGAGGGCCCGCCTTCGAGATCCCAGAACTCGATCAGGCTATGAGCGGCCTTGCCGCCAACGGCGGCCAT